TCCTTCGTGAAAGCGATCCTCGGATGCCCCTTTTCTCAGAAAAGAAAACCAAGGTCACTTTCGGTTCTGGTTCATAAATTTAGGAGTCTTTTATGGCTTATCCAACGGTAAACGCCCCTTACGGGCTCAAGCCGATCAATCTGTACGGTGGTACGCCCTTCGCAGGCGCAACTCGCCAGTATCGGATTGCTTCTGCTTACGACACCAGCATTTTTTACGGTGACCCCGTAGAGATTGTTGATTCCGGCACGATCATTAAGTCTGCCATCACAACCGCCCGTGCAACTGTGACTACGTCGCAGATCATTGGTGTTTTCTTGGGCTGCTCTTACGTTAACGCGCAAGGTCAGACCATTTTTGCTCAGTATTTCCCAGCAAATACCACAGCCCCCACAGGTACGTACATTACCGCTTTCGTGTGTAATGACCCCGATACTCTGTTCAAAGCTGTGATCGCTACTGGCGCTACTGCTAATGATGTTACTTCTGGCTTGTTGCCTTCCTCTACTACGCAATATACCGTTATCGGTACTAACGTAGCATTGGTGCAGAACTCTGGTTTGACTACAACTGGCGATAGCCGTGTTGCAGTTGCTTCTTCTGCTACTACAGGTACATTGCCTTTGAACGTTGTCGATGTTGTCCCTGAGACTTCATACGTTAACGGTTCTGGCAACATCGTTTTCCCCGAGCTCATCGTTCGTTGGAACTTTGAGATTCATACAACCACTATCGCTTCTGGCGTTTAATCAAGGAGCTAAAACATGGCTATTTCACGCGCACAACTGCTGAAAGAGTTGCTCCCCGGTCTGAACGCTTTGTTCGGTATGGAGTATGCTCGCTACGGCGAAGAACACAAAGAGATCTACGAAACAGAGACCTCTGAGCGTTCATTCGAAGAAGAGACCAAACTTTCTGGCTTCTCTGCTGCACCTGTTAAGAACGAGGGCTCTGCCATCGCTTATGACAACGCACAAGAAGCATGGTCGACTCGATACACACACGAAACCATCGCCTTGGGTTTCTCAATCACTGAAGAAGCGATTGAAGATAACTTGTACGACAGCTTGTCTGCTCGCTACACCAAGTCTTTGGCTCGTGCTATGGCTTACACCAAGCAAGTTAAGGCTGCTGCAGTCTTGAACAACGGCTTCTCCAACAGCTACCCCGGTGGCGACGGCGTGTCTTTGTTCAACGCAAACCATCCTTTGATCTCTGGTGGCGTCAACAGCAACACTCCTTCTACACAAGCTGACTTGAACGAGACTTCTTTGGAAGCCGCCGTTATTCAAATCGCTGCTTGGACAGACGAGCGTGGTTTGCTGATTGCTGCTAAGCCTAAGAAGTTGATTGTTCCCCCAGCTTTGATGTTCACGGCCAAGCGCCTGTTGGACACTGAGTTGCGTGTTGCTACAGCCGATAACGACATCAATGCTATCAAGCAAATGGGCGCTATCCCTGAAGGCTACACAGTCAACCACTTCTTGACTGACACAAACGCTTGGTTCTTGACCACTGACGTGCCTAACGGTCTGAAGCACTTCGTTCGTACACCACTGCAAAACTCAATGGACGGAGACTTTGATACTGGAAACGTTCGCTATAAGGCTCGTGAGCGTTATAGCTTCGGCTGGTCAGACCCACTGGGTATGTTCGGTTCTTCAGGTTCGACCTGATATTAGTACCAAAAGTACTACTAAGAGGGCCCTTCGGGGCCCTTTTTGTTTTTTAAAAACATGTGGTATATTACCTGTGTCGTAACACAGGAGCCAAATATGGACATTTCAATCCTCCCTACAACACGGGAAGAAGCAAAGAAAACCGGCAGTAAGTACTATTTCACTGGGCAGCCGTGCAAGCATGGTCATATATCCCCGCGCAAGACCAAAGGCGCTTGCGTTGAATGTCTAAGGGCAGAATGGACAAAGGCTAATGTTGAACGCGCTGAATATTTTCGGGAGTACAACAAATCAGAAGCCGGTATAACGGCCAAGCAAGAGTACTACAAACGAAACAAAGAAGCGGTTATTGCTCGAGCAGATGCCCGCCCGCTGGAGGAAAAACAAGCGTACAAGCGCAGGTACAAGGAAAGGTTCCCCGAGTATTACGCTACGTTAAACAACGTGCGTAAGCGCCGCCACCGCAATGCAACGCCGCCATGGGTAACAAAAGCGCAAAAACAAACAATGCGGCATCTGTATGAACAAGCTACGCAACTTACAAAAATTACAGGCGAGCGTTATGTGGTGGACCACATTGTGCCGTTAATCAACCCTATTGTTTGCGGCCTTCACGTACCATGGAACCTGCGCGTCATCACGCAAGAAGAAAATTTAAAGAAGTCCAACAAACTTGTTGCACACTCCGAATCGCCGTGATATAAACAGACTAATCCGGGCTTATCCGGTGTTCTGACAGTCCCGGCTGACGACATGCAGACAGAACACCTTAACTTGCATGTAAGGACATATCATGGCAAATACCACGTTTAACGGCCCAGTTCGTTCCGAAAACGGCTTTCAAGACATTTCTATCAACGCCACCACTGGCGCAGTTACAGTTGACGCTACATTCGGTGCTACCACCAGCGTGACCAATTTAACGGCCACAAATCTGGTTTTCACCGATCAAAACCACCCCACAACCGCAGCGATTAACGCAACGGCTACAGTCACTGCAGCACAAGTTGCAACTGGCTATATCACAGTAACTTCAGCCTCTGCTGTAACTCTCACACTGCCTACAGGCACACTGCTTGGCGCGGCTCTCGGTGCTACCAAAGGTACTGTGTTGGACTTGTACATTGACAACACTGCAAGCACAAGCTCAGGCATTGTGACTGTGGCCGTAGCTACAAACGGTATTTTGTCTAGCGCTGCTGCTGACACCCCCGGTAGCTTTGGTGATTTGACAATTCCCGTTGGCGCTACTGGCCTTGCCCGTTTCACCATCATGTTCTCTAGCGCAACAGCGTACGTGTTTACCCGTACTGCCTAATCAACCCAAGGGGCTTCGGCCCCGTTTTTAAAGGAGATTGATTATGACGATGCAATATGACGTAAAACAGGCGCATCAAGACCAAAGCGGTTTTATGGTTTTATACCCTACACGGGTTAAAGCCGTATCTTTTACGGGTGGCGGCGCTGCAGGTTTTTTAACTTTGTTTGATACCACATCAACCCCTGTTTCTGCCAGCGTTACTTATGGCCGCAGTGGTAACACTGTGACGGTTACAAAAACTGCTCATGGTTTGATTACGGGTGACGTTATTGGTATCCACTTTGAGTCTGGTACAGGCGGTGCGGCTACCGATGGTACGTACACCATAACCCGTACTGGCGCAGATACTTTTACGCTGACCGACATTAATAGCGGGACTATTACTGGAACACCAGCGGCTGTTTACGCAGTTGGAAAGTGGTTATTGACCTATCAAGCAACGGCTGGAGATTCTTTCTTCAACGGCTTCCCAATTCCCGGTGAAGGCGTTCGCGCATACAACGGCGTGTACGCATATCTTTCCGGTTTAAGCGCGGCGAATATTTATTATGGCTAAGTCACCAGCATGGCAGAGGAAGGAAGGCAAGAACCCCAAGGGCGGCTTGAACGCCAAGGGACGAGCCTCCGCCAAAAAGCAAGGCATGAACTTGAAACCTCCCCAGCCAGAAGGCGGCTCCCGGCGCGACTCTTTTTGTGCGAGGATGGAAGGGATGAAAAAGAAATTGACATCCCCCAAAACCGCCAAAGACCCAGACTCACGCATAAACAAATCGCTTAGAGCGTGGAAGTGCTGACATGGACTTAATGGTTTGGAACGTTGTTCTTTCGTTTGCCTCAGCACTGTTGGTGTTTTGGGTAAAGGTGTCGCACGACGAAGTAAAACGTTTAGGCATTCTTTTGAGCAAAACTCGGGAAGAGAACGCTGAAAAGTTTGTAACCAAAGCTGATGTTCACAATGACATTAACCGAGTGTTAGCGCGTCTTGATCGCCTTGAAAGCAAGATTGACGACTTCATGAAGGAGCAACGCAGTGCCCTCGGTTAGCGCAAAACAAAAGCGGTTTATGGATGCCGCTGCACACAACCCAAAGTTTGCAAAAGCTGCGGGCGTACCAGTATCCGTTGCTAAAGAGTTTAGTGACGAGAGCAAGGGGATGAAGTTTGGTAAGGGGGCTTCCAAGTCTCGTGCTGATCTTCAAAAAGTTAATAAACCAACGACACTTCATGGCAAGATGTCAGTAATGAAAGAAGGTGGATCTATCATGGCTACAAAAAACAACGGTATCACCAAAGCCAAAATGGGCGCTGTCAAATCTGGCGGCAACAAAGGCAAGGGCGAGCACGCTATCCAATCCAAAGGTCTGTCAAAGGGCACTATGGTCAAAATGTCTGGTTCTAAACCTCTGGGCATGAAGCGCGGCGGCAAAACCTGCTAAGGAGCTAGTTATGCCAATGACACCAGCAGCAGCTAAAAAATATAAGCCTAGGCGCGAGCCCGGGTCTTTAAATGATGTGGTCTATTCGGACACTAAAAAAGCCGCTATGGATGAAGCCAAAGCGATGAAAGAGACCGAAGATGCTACAGCAGCGTACAACAAGTCTTTGACCACTGAGAATAAAGCTAAAGGTGGCTACGTCAAAGCTGCTGATGGTATTGCTTCACGTGGTAAAACCCGTGGGAAGATGTGTTAAGGAGCAATTATGGCTACAAGATGGGACAACCTACCCGGGCTTAGAGACGATGTCGTTGCCCGTGACAGAGAAGATACTGCCAAGGCCAAAAAGGGTCGTGAAGTAGATTCTTCTAAGCTTACCGGTGGCGCTAAAGATGCCGTTCGTGAAGCTGGCGAACGCGCTTCAAACCGTAAGATTGGACGTAGGGCCGATGCATTGGGCGCACTTGGGGCTGGCTACATGGTGGGCCGTGAAATTGACAAGGCTACCGGTATCGGTAAAAAGATCGTTGATAAAGGCGGTCTTGGCGATATTGTTGATAAAGCGGTTAACCGACGCGATAAAGTTGCTGAACCGTCTAAGAAAGACAAAGAGCGCTTGCAGGATGAAGAGCTTGCCCAGATGCGCAGGGACATTGATGCTGATGAAAAAGCTCGCAGAGAGTATTCAGGTCGATATGCCGATGGAACCCGTTTGCCAGATGAAGAGCCATACAAAGGTGATGGCATGAAAAAAGGTGGCCGTGTCAAGAAGATGGCTTCCGGCGGCATGACTGCTTCTAAACGCGCAGATGGTATTGCTTCTCGTGGCAAGACCAAATGCAAAATGTATTGAGGTGAAACCATGATGGCATCCCGAGGTATGGGCGCAATTAGCCCAAGCAAAATGCCTAATGCAAAACGTAAGGCTCGCAGGGATGACACCGATTTCACTCAGTATGCTGATGGTGGTAAAGTTAATGCTGCTGGCAATTACACAAAACCCGGTCTGCGCAAGCGAATCGTGTCCCAAGTAAAAGCCGCAGCAACTCATGGCACCGGGGCAGGGCAATGGTCAGCTCGCAAGGCACAGCTAGTTGCCAAAAAGTACAAGGCGGCTGGCGGGGGTTACCGAGATTGAAAGCGCCTCAAAAATCATTGAAGGATTGGGGCGACCAAAAGTGGAGAACCAAAAGTGGTAAACCGTCTAGTAAAACTGGTGAGCGATACCTTCCAGAAGCTGCGATCAAAAGTCTCAGCCCTAGTGAGTACGCTGCGACAACGCGTGCGAAAAGAGCCGGAAAAAAAGCCGGAAAGCAATTCGTAGCGCAACCTAAAACGATTGCAAAGAAAACGGCAGGGTTTAGATAATGGCAATTACTTCCGGCACATCTAGCTTTAATCTTCAGCTTGACGAGTTGGTTGAAGAGGCGTTTGAACGCGCCGGTGGCGAGTTGCGTACTGGCTATGACCTGCGCACTGCTCGTCGTAGCCTCAACATCATGTTTGCAGATTGGGCCAATCGTGGTATCAATATGTGGACAATTGAGCAGGGCGAAATCCCTCTGGTTCAAGGCCAAAACACGTACGCTTTACCGGACGACACCGTTGATCTGCTTGAGCATGTAATCCGTACAAATGCCAACATCCAAAACAACCAAGCTGACCTGACAATCACGCGTATTAGTGTTTCTACCTACGCCACAATCCCCAACAAGATTCAACAAGCCAGACCCATTCAGGTCTGGATTCAGCGTTTGGATGGTCAAAATTCGCCAACTGGCCTGACTTTGAGTGGTTCTATTTCGTCTACAGTTGACCAGATTACGCTTAACTCGGTCATCGGCTTGCCAGCTGCTGGGTTTGTGAAGATTGACAACGAAATTATCAACTACGGATATATATCAGGGAATACCCTATACAGCTGTTTCCGTGGACAACAAGACACAACTGCCGCCTCGCACACAAGTGGCGCTACGGTCTATTTAGCCCAAGTGCCTGCCATTACGGTTTGGCCTACCCCAGATTCTGCACAGCAGTACACATTTGTCTACTGGCGCTTACGCCGCACGCAGGATGCGGGTGGTGGTGTGAACGTGATGGACGTGCCGTTCCGATTTATTCCTTGCATGGCCGCTGGCCTGTCCTACTACTTGGCGTTGAAAATCGCCGGGGGCGCTGAGCGCTTGCCTGTACTTAAGCAGCAGTACGACGAAGCTTGGGAACTTGCCGCATCAGAAGATCGAGAGAAGGCCGCGATACGCTTTGTGCCACGTCAGCAGTTTATTGGGGGCACCTGATGGGTAATCGGTTTGCTTCTGGCAAATGGGCAATTGCGCAGTGCGACCGTTGTGACCAACGGTTCAAGTTAAAAGTGTTGCGCAAAGAAATCATCAAGACGAAGAACTACGACTTGTTGGTTTGCCCTGAGTGCTGGGACCCCGATCAGCCACAGTTGCAACTGGGTATGTACCCTGTTGACGACCCACAAGGTTTGAGAAATCCACGCCCCGATCGCAGTTATTATCAGTCTGGATTGAGTGGCTTACAAATTGTAAACACCAATAGCCCGGCAGTAGATGCTGATGGTTATCCAGAAGGTGGTAGTCGGGTGTTTCAATGGGGCTGGAACCCAGTTGGTGGGGCCAGATTTTTTGACACTGCTTTAACGCCAAATTACTTGGCAATGGCGGCACAAGTTGGTACAGTAACGATACAAATAGGAGTCTAATATGGACAAGAAAGATTTAGCCCAAGACAAGAAGATGATTAAGTCTGCTGTCGGTAAGCACGAGAAAAACATGCACCCCGGTAAAAAGCCCACTAAACTCAAAGCTGGCGGTAAAACCAACAGCGACATGCTTAAGTATGGTCGTAACATGGCCAAAGTAGTGAACCAGCGTTCTGTTGGTCGTGGAGGTTAATATGGCTACATACAAAGTACCTAAAAAAGTGCCCAGCGTAGTTGTTGGTGAGATGCCTGTCAAAGAGGCGCTAAAGGCCAATACATCTGTGGCTAACGAGCGTAGCAATCCTTACCCCGGCGTTAAAACTTCTGGTATTAAAATTCGCGGTACTGGATGCGCCACCAAAGGTTTAATGGCTCGCGGCCCAATGGCATAAAACATGAATTACACCCAGCTTGTAACTGCGGTCTCCGATTACACGGAGAATACGTTCACGACCACTGAGATGAATACGTTCATCCAGCAGGCTGAGCAACGCATCTACAACACGGTTCAGTTCCCGTCCATTCGCAAGAATGTGACCGGTCAGACAACGACAAGCAATAAATACCTACAGTGCCCGACAGACTTTTTGGCGGTGTACTCTATGGCTGTTGTTACAGGTGTGACAGGCGGGGATATCAATACGGGTTCGTACGAGTATTTGCTTAACAAAGACGTTAACTTTTTGCGTCAGGCGTACCCGACCCCCAACGATACAGGTACTCCCAAGTACTACGCACTGTTTGGCCCACGCTCTGATAATGAGACAGAGTTGTCGTTCATCCTTGGCCCAACACCCGATTCGCAGTACTACGTTGAACTGCATTATTACTACTACCCAGAATCTATTGTGACTGCAAGCACCACATGGCTTGGCGATAACTTTGACTCGGTGTTGCTGTACGGCACATTGGTGGAAGCATACACATTCATGAAGGGTGAGACCGACATGATGCAGCTGTACGACGGTAAATACAAAGAAGCACTTGCGTTGGCTAAACGTTTGGGTGATGGTATGGAACGTCAGGATGCTTACCGTTCTGGGCAGTTTAGACAGGCGGTAACCTGATGGCAATTCAACAAACTACGACTACCAGCTTTAGAGTTGAGTTGCTTCAGGCGGTTCACAACTTTGGCCCAACGTCGCCTAACACTTTCAAGATTGCTCTGTACACAGGCGCGTCCAGTATCGGCCCAGCAACAACTGTGTACACAACAACCAATGAAGTCGTGGGTACGGGCTACGTTGCTGGCGGTAATACGTTGGTGATCTCAACTCCTCCGACGGCTACCAACAATGCTAGCCAAGTACCCACTGCGTTTATTTCGTTTAGTAATACAAGCTGGACAAACGCGTCGTTTACATGCCGTGGTGCTTTGATTTATAACTCTACACAGGGCAACAAGTCTGTAGCGGTGTTGGACTTTGGTTCAGACAAAACAGTTGTTAATGACACGTTCCAGATTATTTTCCCAACTTCCGATGCCAATAGCGCCATTGTGCGCATCTCTTAAGGACACACCATGACCACAGAAAAACTCAAAGTAACCGATCACATTTCTAGCGGTTTTATTGCCGGTACTAAATCGGGCGAAGAAGCTAAAGCTACCGGTGTTTACCACATTGAGTGCCACGATAAAGATGGTAACTTGAAGTGGTCTGCTGACTCCAAGAACTTGGTGGTTAACGCTGGTCTGGCTTACATGGCCGGTACTGCTCTGACTTCAGTGACCCAGATTACCACTTGGTACATTGGCCTGTATGGTGCTGGTGCATCTAATACCCCTGCGGCTGGCGACACGATGTCTTCTCACGCTGGTTGGACTGAGGTTGTGGCTTACAGCAATGCAACCCGTGTGGCGGCTACGTTTGTTACGGCGACAACTGCTAACCCATCTGTGGTAACTAACTCAGCTTCTCCTGCCACGTTTAACATCAACGGCACAACAACTGTGGGCGGGGCGTTCCTGACCAGTGGTAGTGCTAAGAGCGGCACGACTGGCACATTGTTCTCAGCGGCTGACTTTAGTGCGCCCGGTGATCGTTCGGTTGTGTCTGGCGACATTATTTCTGTAACGTACACATTCAGCCTCGCTGCTTGAGGTCTAAATGGCTGAAGGCGGCTGGGGTTCTGGCACATGGGGTCAGGCTGGCTGGGGTGATTCAGTCTATGACCGGAGTGTTGCTGAAACTGCGACAGGGACAGATGCCGACTCTTCAGTTGTTAGTGTTCTGGCTAGTGTTGCTGAGACAGCTACCGGCTCGGATGCAATTAGTTCGTTGGTTACGGTTCCCGCTTCGGTATCAGAGACAAGTACAGGCTCAGACGAAATAAGTGCTTCTGCTACTTTTGTAGCAAGCTTGAGTGAGTCAAGCACGGGATCGGATGATATTAGTGCCATCCCAACGTATGGGGTGTCTGTTTCTGAAACGGCTACTGGGTCTGATGCGGATGCGGCGTTTGCCAACTTCTTAGGTCAGATTCTTGAGAGTGCAACGGGTACAGATGCGACTGCATCAGCGTTCACATTCTTAGCGTATATTGTTGAGAGTGCGACTGGATCTGATGATGTATCGAGCAATTTTGCTGTTAATGCATCGGTCAGTGAGTCGGCCAGTGGAAGTGATGTGGTTAGTTCTATCCCGACATACGGGGCGACAATCAATGAGACTGCGACTGCTACAGATGTAGATGCGGCGGTGGCCAGCTTTGTTGCTTCTGTAGTTGAGTTGGCGACAATATCAGAGTTATTGATGGGGCGGCCTTTGTGGGAAATTATTGATGACACGCAGACCGCAAACTGGCAAAATATTAACAACGTGCAGTCTTCGGGCTGGGCACAGATTGACAACACTCAAAGCGCTGGGTGGACTCAGATCGACACAAATTAGGAGCATTGAATGACTACAGCATATACATCACTCTTAGGTCTGGCACTTCCAGTCACAGGCGAATTGAGCGGCACTTGGGGTGACACTGTAAACAACAGCATTACATCTCTTCTCGACACCTCTGTTGCGGGTACAACCAACGTTAGTACTGATACTGATGTCACACTGACCACAACCACAGGCGCTGCGAATACGGCTCGTCAAGCAATCCTCTTGTTCTCAGGCGCACGTACGGCATTGCGTACGGTTACAGCGCCAGCCCAGTCAAAGGTTTATACGGTTATCAACGCCACCACAGGCGGCTTTTCTGTTAAGTTGGTAGGTGTTGGCCCAACAACTGGTGTAACCATTGTTGCTGGTGAGTCTGCTGTATGTGCATGGAATGGTTCTGACTTTGTGAAGGTGAGTAACACAGGCGGTTCAGCTTCGTTCACCAACGTCACTGTTACAGGCACAACCACTTTATCTGGCCTGACTGCTTCTACAGCATTGGCACTGGATGCGAGCAAGAACGTAGTGAGCGTAACAAATACAGGTACAGGCAACAACGTCTTGTCTGCTTCCCCCACATTGACTGGTACTGTTGGTGGCGCAAGTTTAACTTTGAGTTCATTGACTTCTGGTCGCGTAACTTACGCAGGAGCATCTGGTCTTCTCCAAGACTCTGCAAACCTGTTGTACTCTGGTACTGACCTGACTGTTTATGGTCTAACAGTAGGCCGTGGTGCAGGTGCTGTGTCTACCAACACTGCGGTGGGTGCTAGTGCTTTGGCGGCTAATACAAGTGGCGCAAACAATACGGCTGTAGGAAGTAGTGCTTTAATAGCAAACACTACAGGAGCCAACAATACGTCTGCTGGTTTTCAGTCTAGCAATGCAATGACCACT